ATTTTGGATTAATGAAATGTTAGATGTTCAAAAGCCTATATTTGACCAATTAGAGCAAAGATGTAGGCGGTTTTTTATTGCTGATTGGAATCCAAAAACAACTGATCATTATGCTTTTGAATTAGAAAAACGGAATGATGTAAAGTTTTTCAGGTCAACATATAAAGATAATTTGTTGTATATTTCAGCAATGGAATTAAAGAAAATTGAAAGCTATGAACCAACTCCAGAAAATATCTCAAAAGGAACAGCGGATAAATACAGATGGTCGGTTTATGGACTTGGTGAACGTGCAGCAAGACACGGATTGGTACATCCTGACGTAACCTGGGTTAATGAGTTTCCGGCTGACTGTGAAAAAATTGGCTATGGTATGGACTTTGGATTTACTAATTCACCAACGGCAATAGTAAGGGGCGGTAACAAAGGCAATGATTTATATGCAGAGGTATTATTTTACAAACCTACGCCAGTTATTCAGGACATAATAGAGGCTTGTAAAGTACTTATACCATCGACTGACTATGTTACCTGTGATAGTGCTGATCCTGCAATAATACTTGATTTAAGGCGTGCCGGAATTAATGCGATACCTTGTAAGAAGTTCGCAGGAAGTGTAAAATACGGAATTGATTTGATAAATAGACATAAGTTATATTTTGTCCGCAATGTAGATTTCAGAAAAGAACAGGAAAATAGGGTTTGGCGTTATATTGGAGGAGTTCCACTGAATGAACCTGAACCGGGCAATGACCATATTTTTGATGCGTTAAGTTATTTGCTACAGACAGGGTTTAGGAATTGACCGTAAAATAAATAATCCAAATTTATGAAACGATTAACAGGTAATTCAAAACTAAAAAGAGATAAAAAAGTACTGATTGCGTTCAAATCGTTTCAATGTCAATATCCATTTTATAAATATACAGAAATTTGCATAATGACTGGCCGTGTATTTAAACTTGGTATGTCATCTGTTCGCAAGATAATCGAAAATAATTGACACGATACAATTTGCACAAAGATAATTTAACATTTATTTTTGTTGCAAAACTTTATCGGTGGGTTTATTTTCACGTAAAAAGGTCAATAAGGAAGTGCAGACATTTACAAATATGCAAGTGCCGAACTTCTATCCGTTGCAGATTTTCAGAGGCGCAAACACTTCAAAAACAGTAGACACAAACACAATCGAGGGACAACGTAATGCTTATGCATTTTGTCCGGCTGTTACCGCTGTTATCAATATGAAAGTGGCAATGTCTATGAATGGACGTTCTTATTTTTCAGATAACAAAGGCGGTGAATTAAAGACAACGACAATAAAAACCATTGAAGCACAAGGGACACAGTTCAAAATGTTCTACAAAACAATGGTGCAAGTATTCGGTAAGGCTTATATCTATGGCAGAAAATTACCGGGAATTAGCAATGTTGAATATTTTATCATGCCTAATTGGGAAGTTGTTGTTAATGTAGATACTACTGATTTTTTCGGTACAAAAGTAAGGTACTATACTTGGAATCATAATGGACGCTCGATAACGGTGCAGCCTGAAGAGGTGTTTATCATAAATGATACCGGGTTTGACTTTTTAAATCCACAACAGCAATATACAAAAGGCGGTAGCCGGTTAATTTCTTTAGGTGATGCTGTTCAAAATATAATTGCAGCGTATGAGGCTCGTAATATGCTTTTAACAAACGGTGGCCCCCCAGTTATTGTTTCACCTGAAAAGAGTGCTGTTGGTGCTGATATTATGATGCCGGGTGATAAGGCAGAATTAGAACAAAAGTTAGTTGACCGTTATGGTTTTCAACGTGGCAAAAAGTTACTTGCCATTGCAACGATGCCGTTACGAGCTCTAAAAGTTGGCGTTACCGCCGGTGATCTTGCAGCCTTTGAAGAGGTCAACAACGACTGGAAAGAGATTTGCACAGGTTACGGTTTATCGCCATATCTATTTGGAATATCAGATACCACTTTCACAAACTTTTCCGAGGCTCAAAAGTCAGCATATCAGAACACTATCATACCAGAACAGGCAAATGAAAATGAACAGATAACACGTTATTATAAATTGAATAACGCTTTAATGTCCGATTTTTCTCATGTTGAATGTTTACAGAAGTCAAAAAAAGAAGAGATAGATTCTTTTTCTGCATTGATGTCTGGGTTAAAAACAGGTATTGATGCCGGTATTTATACTGCAGAACAGGCACGTAAAATTATTATTGACAATTCAAACATTAATTTAGATGTGTGAAATAGAAAAAAAGAAGTTGATCGCTGAAAAAAAGAAGTTACAAGGTAAAAAAATAAATAAGTAATGGAAGACACTTTTAAATATTTACGTGAAAATAAACAATTACTGATTACTAAAAAGAAATCAGCATTAAAATTTGGTGATTGCGTTTCAGCATTATTAGCACCTGAAAACGAAAACGTAGTAAAAAGTATTGACAATGGCAAACCGGAAAAATTTAATGTGAATGTAGCCATTAATACGACCAACTTAATGGATTCGCATGATGACGTTCATTTGCCCGGTATATGGAATAAGTCCATTAAAGAAAATAAGAATGTATATCTATTGCAAGAACACAAAATGCAATTCGATAAAATAATAAGTGATGATCTGAAAGTTAAAGCCGTTACAATGACATGGAAGGAGTTGGGATATAACTTCGAGGGCACTACTCAGGCACTTATCTTTTCGGCAAACATTGAAAAAGATCGTAATGAATACATGGCAGAACAATACCTAAAGAACCGTGTTAAGAATCATTCGGTTGGTATGCAATACGTAAAGATTGACCTTGCCATTAATTCGACAAGTCCGGCAGATAAAGAAGAAAAAAAGATATGGGATAAATATATCAACCAAATTGCAAACAAAGAACTTGCAGAAGAAAAAGGATATTTCTGGGCGGTAACAGAAGCGAAACTCATTGAGGGTTCAGCCGTTCCGATCGGTTCAAACTTTGCAACACCAACCATAAGCATAACAGCGGAGCCGGATAAGTCCACTCCCGAAACAATAGAGCCGGAGCAATCCACTCAAAAATCACTTGCTGATATAATTTTCATAAACAAAAAATCAATTATTAATTAAAAATCAAAAAATCAACATGAAAAAGTTAAATCAAAAAAGAAAATTTCAACTGATGTTTTTCTCCATTGCTATTATTGCATTGGTATGTTTAATCAGTTTCCTTACTAATCCATTGGCAGGAGTTGGGGTAACATCCGCTTTTGCTATTATGATCGGGGGAGTACAATTAACCGATGAACAGGAAAAGGAATATCATGAACTTATTAAAAATGTTACCGGTGAAGTTCAGAAAAAAATGTCCGGATATGTTAGCGAAACAACGATGAAAGAAAACATTAATGCCATGCTAAAGGAATATTCCGATAATTTCACAGTCACTATTGATAAAGTTCAGGGTTTGAATGATGCTCTTTTGGCTCAGGCGGGATTGATAAAAACATTACAGGAAAATCCGGTCAACATGGCAGACAATAAATCAATGAAAGAAATCATAAAAAGCAAATACGATGCTTTAAAAGCTAACATTGAAAAGAATCAGCCTATTAATTTGACTATTCCAATGAGTTCTGTAAACAAAGTAACCCCGGTTATTCCATCAGCTATATCAGGTAACACAGCCGGAATGTATTTACCGAGAGTTGGCGAAATTCAATTACCTAAAAATGTTGTTGTTGATATTTTCCAACAGTTTCCAATGGATGCCAATCATAACAGAACGGTATATTGGACAGATTGGAGTACGGCGACAAGAAATGCAGCCGCAAGAACAGTAGGAAATGCAGCCGCTTCATCGGTTGCCGCATGGACTGTTTACTCTGCTACATTACAGAGTATTTCCGATTCTATTCCCGTTGCAAAAGAAATGCTTACGGGTGGTTTTGGCATGATGGAGATGACTTTAAAAAACTTCATTACTAAAAACCTGATGCGTAAACGTGACATTGATTTTATTTCTGGTGACGGCAACGCTCCAAATATTAAAGGTATTTATACTTATGCTACTGCTTTTAATAGTGGTGCTTATTCTGGATTCAAACCGGTTGCAGCTAATCTTTATGACCTTGTTGTCATCATGGCAACCGAGATCATGAAAAATACTTCATATTTGGTAGATTTCGTTATTCTTAATCCTGCCGATACCTTGAAGTTGAAACTTGCTAAAGACCTTGACGGTCAGTATTTAAAACCGTTTATTCTGAATGGAAATCAGATAGACAATATACGCATCATTGAAAGTGCAAGCCAAACTATCAACACACTTACAATTGGTGATAGCCAAATGGCAACTCGTTATTACGGTGAAGATTTGACCATTGATGTTGGTTATGACTTAACAGGTGATTTCTCTAAAAGAATCGTTACAATACTTGGAAACATGGAAGAAATGCTGTTAGTTCGTAATTGCGAAGCTGATGCTTTTTTGAAATCTACCGATATTTCTACTGATATTACGAATATTACAGCAACCACAATCTAAAAGGAGGTAAATAATGAAAAAAATATGTTTATTTTTATTAGTCAGTGTTTTTTCATTTGCTGTTTTTTCGCAAACAGTTGTAAAAACAACACTTAACACAAGCACCGTAGAGCAGAATTATTTTAAATACACCGGCTCCGCTGCTGACACACTGAACGCAAGTTTAGATTCAATTCAATTTCCCATTAAAGTAACTCAAAACTTTACCTATAAAATTGATTTATCGGCAAACTTTAACAAAAGAAGCGGCGCAGATACGTTAATTATCATGACCTTGTACGGTAAAAAGTTTGAAGATGAGGCTTCATGGACACGACTAACATCAGGACATTCAGCTAATGTTACCGGAGCTATTCAAAGCACGTTGAGTTATGGAACGGCTGTGCAGTACCGTTATTTGAAAGTAGTTTTTCAGATTGCAGGTACAAAATCGACAGGTGTTAAGATAACTAAATGGGAATTGAAACTTTGGAACCAATAAAACAAAAAAACAATGGCACGAATAAAAAGGTTAATGCCTATTTATGAGTTCTTACAAGATACTGGAAGTAAGAAAGTGGGTGAGAAATCCCCACTTTCACCAGAAGTCGCTCCCGGACTTTTAAGAAAGGGAATTATAAGACTTGTAAATGAAAATTGTCAAGTTGAAAAACCTGTCAAAAAAGAAAAAACCGAAAAAGAACCGGCAAAAAGAGGTCGTAAAAAATCTAAATAATGGCTGAATTAATTGATATATCATATTTCAACGGTACGGGATTGTTTACCGTATCAAACGTAGATGCAAACATAGTTACTCAAGAGGGCAATTACTCACGCCTGATAGCTTGTATTAAGTCATACGAACGTGAATTGATGTATAAATTGATAGGCAAAACATTATACGATGCTTTAATTACCGGTCTGGCGGTAACTCCAACACCGGAAACCCGATGGACTACATTAGCAAATCAGCTACGCAATGCTACCGAATTATTATCACCCATTGCAAATTACATTTATACAAGGCAATGGCAAAGAGAGCAGCGACAACATACTGAATCAGGTGATGTAGTTCTGTCGGGTACTGGGTTAATCAATGATGCAAATATTCCAGAGATTTGTCAAATATGGAATCAGATGGTCGATTGGCTTATTGAGTTTCAAAATTGGTTTTTTCAAAATGAAAGTAACTATACTGAATGGGACGGTACGGCTTATATTTGGACTAAAAATGATTACATGAATATTTTGTGTTTATGACCGACATATTAAACATACCAATCCATACAGAAAAAGAACCCGACATTTATACTATGTTTAGCGACATTGTAAAGATGGCCGGTGCTACTTATGGTAAGGAATTGTTTTTTACGTTTGGGCCACGAAAAGAAATCATTGAAAGCCTTATTTCGATGTCTAAAAACAACACGACATCATTAAAGAAATATCCTTTGATAGCTTTAATCGGTGATTGCCCGATTGTTAAAAGTGAGCAGAATGTATATGGTGAGGTAACGTGTAATTTTATCATTGCCACGTTGTCGGATATTAATACAAAGGCAGAGCAGCGAAACCAAAATAATTATGTTGCTATTCTACAACCCATTTACAAAACTTTCATTGACAGTATTTTCAGTTCACGATTATTTTCAACAGCTTATGAGCCGACTTTACGGCATGAATTGAATTTAAAGTTTGATTATGCCAAAGGGCGTTTACAGTTCGACAATGCGATAAGCAACGACATTATAGATGCCATTGAAATAAAAAATCTAAAATTAAAAATTAAAAAATAAGGAGAAAAATAAATGAGTATATTAAACATACCGGCCTCTTCAGCTAATGGAGTTGGAAACACCGGAATAAGTGACAAAAAATTCGACTTAGGTCGCATTACATCTTTGTTACTTGTCCCTGTTGGTTTTGAATTTTCAGCAGCAGAATGCCTTAATGCAGCAGCTTTTAAAACTGCCCTGCAATCATGGTCAACAAAAGATGACCGCAATGTGCGGATATATCCAATTCATGGAATTACCGGCATTGAAATCAGCGATACCGAAGCCACAAAATACACCTCCGGTTACGGTGAAATGAGAACCCTTACGGATGGTAAATATGGAATGACCTTCACGTTCCTTGATGACCTGAAACGACACGCCAATTTACGCCAGTTCAACAATGAAGATTACTCAATAATTCTTGTTGATGAAAACGGCAAATTCTTAGGTACAAAAGGCGCAACTGGATTATTAACCGGAGCAACTGGAATAATTCACACCGAACAGTTCAAAATGCCGACAGGTTCTGAACCTGCATTATACAAAACTACGGTGACATTATCAAACCCATCAGAGGTTAACGACCTTGAAAAATTAGCTTTCATGGATTGCGATAACAGCTTTGATTTTTCAAAAGATGTTCCGGGCGTTGTTTCAATTTACATGACAGCTTTAGCATTAGCAGCTACAAAAATCACAGTTCAGATATTTACAACTGACGGTGGTGTCAATTTGTATGATGCTTACGATACCGAATTTGCAGCCGCAACAACCGCATGGAATGTTACGAAACAGAGTGATGACAGCGCAATATCTGTTGCATCTGTTACAGCTGTTCCTTCCACAAAATCATGGGAAGTTGCATTTACAAATCCGGGTGCAACCGCACTACCTGT